GCGGTAGCGCCACGAGATTGGGAGAATTAGAGGATGTATCACCAACTGTTGATAATCCTTTGTCTTTACAAAATGGACAGGCCCTAGTCTATAACTCATTCACTAGTCTGTGGGAGAATTCTTTCACAGACTATAATACTCTACTCAATAAACCGGTAATTCCGACTAACAGTAGTTTTAGCTTCGCCGGATTAAGCGATACAGCTAAACCATCGCTACCGAACGGTTATGTATTATGGAACTCAGCAGGTTCGCAGCTGGTCTATTCTACCACTATACCAGTTTCAAGCATTCAGGGCCTCGCCCCGGTCGCAACAGCCGGTACCTTAGGATCTTTAACAAATGTGTCTCCGACTTCGGATGCATTAAATAATATCAGTGATATAGGTAAAACTTTATCTTGGAATGGGACGACGTGGATACCAGTAAATCCACAAATGAGAGTTGTTGCAACACTTAGCGCAAGGGATGCACTAACACCGACACTAGGCAATCAAGTTTATGTAGTTAATTCCGATGATGGTCAGGGTGATTATGTTAATGCGTGGAGTCTGTGGATTTATACTATCTCTGGTCCATCAAACGGATGGACATTATTATCAAGGCAGCAATCTAGCGGAGGAGAATGCTCTACAATTGAATATACAATTGCAGATAATTCCCCTGCAGTAATAACAGTAGGAACATTACCGACTGGTGGAAGAATTACCTTAATTACAATTGAAGTTATTTCTCCATTCAGCGGCACACCATCGTTAGAAATTGGTTACACCATTGAAAATCCTTCAATGCCATCGCCTGTACCTGACGGCCTAATGTCGACGAGTGAAATTGACTTAACGACAGTAGGAACATACTCAACAATTTCGGATATCTTATTTGGGACCGATACCTTACCTGGTGATGTAGCAATTACCGCAAATTATGTAGCCGGTATACCGGGAACGGGTTCAGCACAAATCATAGTATCATACGTTTAAAAATAGCAGTTTGGATAAATAATAGCACCAAGGGCCGTAAGAAATGGCCTAAAATAATGGAGATTAAATAATGGCTAATGTTAAGAATTACGGTCTGATTGGTGTAGGTCAAAACCTACAGTTTGCGAAGGGTGGAGTAAACCTTCAAACAGCCACAGGCGCGTTTACACTTAAGGCTGCAGATGGCACAACCAATGCAACCTTAACTGCTGCAGGAATTACATCCTCGGCAGGAAATATCACACTTACTACAGGTGATTTAGTAGCATCATCGGGTAACCTAAATGCAACACTTGGTAACTTAAACCTTTCTGCACTCGGAGCATCTGTTGTCATCGGTACCGATACAACATTGAGCCGCCAACAGGCTGGTGTTTTCCAGTTTAACGGAACTGCAGCAGTTCTTCTACCAAGCGGTTCGACAGCGCAACAGCCGACCTCGGCAGTAGCAGGTATGGTTCGCTACAACAATCAGACTCCTGGTGTTGAGTATTACGACGGTTCTACTTCATCTTGGAAGACATTAGCAACAGGCGGAAGCACTGGTGCAATTCAGACAGAAATTAATAACATTGAAGCAACCCTTGGTGCTGCTATTAATAGTGATGGTACATATCATCAAGCTGGTTTCCCAAATGTTAGCGGTGTTCTTAACAATCCAGCAAGCTTCACAGATGCTATCAATCAAATTGCAACAGCAGTAAATACTGATAACAATTTAAACGAAATTTTCCCATCGACTGCAATTGGTAATATCATTTATGCAGGCTCCGGAAATGTTTGGACACAAGCTGCACCTGGAGCAACATCTGGTGTTCAAGCTTATAACGCAACACTTCAGTCGTTGGCTTCAAATACTAACTATGGTTTAATTACAGAACACTCGGACGGTACTGTTACTGGTGTTTCATTAGTTGCACCGTCGCGTGGTTTTACAATTACCAATCCGGCCGGTCTTGCAGGCAACCCAACATTCGTGTTGTCGAACAACCTGGCAGCACTTGAGGCAGATGTTACACCTGGTTACTATGTAATTACTGGCGACGGCACTTCCACATCACGTACTTTTGCAGCGGTTTCTGGTCAGTTAGTTATTACCGGTGATGCAACTGGCGTAACAACTAATACCACATACGGTTTGGCAACAGTTACACAAGCAAATACTGGTAATTTTGTTAAAGTTACGCTCGATACATTTGGTCGTGTTACTGGTAACACAGCGGTTGTTACTGCTGATATTACGGCATTGACAGATTCGCAGTATGTACGTCAGGATGGTACATCGCCTGGTATGACTGGTTCGTTGAACCTCGGTGGAAACACAATTACTAACGTCGGTACTCCAGTTAATGCAACAGATGCAGCTAATAAAAATTATGTTGACAACGCAGTTTCAGGACTATCGTGGAAAGAAGCCGCAGCAGTTGGTACAACTGGTAACATTGCACTATCAGGTCTACAAACTATCGACGGTTATACTACATTGGCTGGTGATCGTGTATTAGTTAAGAATCAAACTACTACTTCTCAAAACGGTATTTATGTTGCAGCAGCCGGTGCTTGGGCACGTTCCACAGATGCATCGACTACATCTGAATTAGACGGTGCAGCGGTATTCGTATTCAACGGTACTGTAAATAAAAATACCGGTTGGGTACAGACCACGACTAATCCAGTAATTGGTACAGATCCAATTGTCTGGGCTCAATTCTCTGGTGCTGGTGCTTATTCCGCAGGTGAAGGTCTAACACTAAGTGGTACAGTCTTTAGCGTTAACGAAGGTGCTGGTATTACTTCCTTGCCAACAGGTGAAGTTGGTATCGACTTGTACAATCCGACAACTGGCGCACTTATACTTACAGACAACGGTACTGGAAGAGCTACAGACGCAAATTCCCAATTATTCTTGTTGCTTGATACAACTGCCACCGGTGGCCTAGATCAAAACGCAAACGGTCTTTTCATTAAGGCTGCAGGTGTTACAAATACCCAACTTGTAAATAGCTCGATTACTATCGATGCTGACACAGGTACAGGTTCTGTATCGCTTGGTGGAACAACAAACATTAATGGTACTGCTCTACAAGGTATTTCAACAACTGTTTCTGGATCGACTGTAACAATTACAGCAGCAAATGCAACCACAGCAGCAAAGGGTGTTGCAAGCTTCAACAGCGCATCGTTCAGCACAACAGCTGGTGCAGTTTCTCTACTAACTGTTGACGTTCCACACGGTGGTACTGGTGTTACAACATTCGTTGCAAACGAAGTTCTATACGGTAACGGAGCAAGCCCGATCGCTCAGTCCGCTAACTTCACATTCGACGGAACAAGCACATTAACTGTAGGTGGTGCATTACCTCTTGCAATTGACGGTGCAACCGGTTCTATCACAGCCACTGCTACAAACGGTGACTTAGTCCTTATGCCAAATGGTACTGGATCGGTTATCGTTGGCCCAGTTGGTGCTGGTTTAATCCAGTCTGATGTTGGTACAGCATTAACAGTTCAAGGTAACACAACATTAACATTGGCTTCGATCTCAGGTTCGACATCAATGGTATTAGCTGCTGGTACATCTGCTAAGGTTGATGTTTCAAACGGTGATTCTACTGGTGCTAATTATGCAACTGGTCTTGCCCCGACCAATCTTGTTAACAAGTATTATGTTGACCAAGCAATTTCGACCGGAGCATCTGCTGGTGCCATTAAGGCATTCCAAGCAACTATTCCGTTGAATACTAACGGTGCAACTAATATTGGTACAGCAATGCCAGCAGGCGCGACAATCCTTTCTGTTAAGGTAAATGTTACTGTCGCTGATGCAAGCGCAGTCCTAACTGTTGGTAAAACAGGTTCGACATCGGCATATATGGCTGGTTCGGAAAATGATCCATCGAGCACTGGACTTTATGTTGCTGAAGATTTTGTTACAGAAAGTTCTTCTGTAACAGCAGTAGCAACTGTTACCGGTTCAACTGGTAGTGGTTCGGGTTCTTGTGTTGTCATTGTAACATACCAAGTCGCACAGTAATACTTAGGTATTTTCTAAAAGCCCTACTTCGTGTAGGGCTTTTTTATGACTGAAAACAATAAATATACTATAAGAAGGGGTTTATATGAAAATTTTTAAGATTATTGATGAATCGCTAAAGGATAACGCTACAGGTGGTTATTCTCACGCAAGAATTATTGCTATGCTGGTTGCGTTTGCTGCGACAGTTTTTATGTGGAAACTTATCTTATTAGGTGGAATGTCAATTGATTATTTTATGGCCTATCTTGCATATGGTACAGGTTCTATTAGTCTTAACAAATTACTAGATAATAAAGATGCTGCGCGTACCGAACAGGCTAGAATTGTTAATTCGGTAACCCCTGTGGACAAAGTTGATACATCTAAATAAATCTGCTATAATAGTAAATGGCTAAAACAATTGTTTTTACATTTGGTAGAATGTCACCACCGACTATCGGACACCAAAAATTGGTCACCAAGGTTGTAGAGGTTGCAAGAAGCAGACAAGCGCATCACGCCGTATATCTGTCACAATCTTACGATAACGTAAGAAATCCACTCGAATGGGATTTTAAGCGTCGTGTGTGTGAAGCAGCGTTTAAGGGTGTAAATATCTCTCAGGATATTTCTATTCGATCACCTTTTATTGCACTAAATAGTTTTATAGGTATATACGAAAACGCGGTGCTTGTGGTTGGGCAAGATCAGGTATCTGAATTCGAAGATCGTATGTTAGAGTATGCAGGGCTTAATGGAATTAATTTAGAAGTCATCTCTGCTGGCAATCGAATAGATGAGGCCGAAGGTGTTGAAGGTATAAGTGCAACAAAGATGCGTCAATACGCAATAGAAGGCAAAAAAACTTTATTTTTAGAGAATTTACCTACCACATTAAATGCAAATATTAAAAATCTTGTGTATAGAAACACAAGAAAAAAATTGATAAATCGCTAATTTATCGGTATATTGCCCTGCAACATAAATATGTCGTAAAATGTTACATAGATTACGCTCGTGGTGAGGTAATCTCTTTTAAAGTGGCCTTAAAGGCACAGGAGACAACAATGTATAAATTTCCAGATCCCGCAGAATTTGTTACCGCAACTACAAATTACCTTAAGACTTTTCCAAAAAATGAAAAAGAAATTAAGGAAACTTTGCAAAAAGTTAAAAATGTATTTGAAGCCGAAGCAGCCAATAGCAAGAGTCTCTGGGCAACCTATCAGAAGATGACGACCGGCGATGCTTCTATCAACGAAATCACCGCAGCAAATAAGAAAGCACAAGAGTTGCTCAAGAGCACTCAATTTGCATTGCTGTTAGCAGTGCCCGGTAGTGTATTCTTGCTACCGGCAATTATTAAGTTTGCAAGCGAATATGATATAGATCTCGTTCCGAGCAGCGTATCTAAGGAATTTGGTCTGTAATTTGGATCAAAAGAAAAGGTCCTCCGGGACCTTTTCTTTTGACTATTCGCAGAATTGTGATAAATAATGATATGCGAATAATCGAAATTCTTTTACCTAGAGGCGCAAGTGATCGAAGTTTATCTTCGAAACAAGTGCAAAATATTCAAATGCTTCAACAGCGTATGAACTCTTACGTTGACCGTATTATGGATCCAAAAACTTCTTTGCAGGGTAAAGAATTTTTAAAGGCAAGACTTCGAGACGATTATTATGATCTCAAAGACGCAATGTCTTCTGTTACAGATAATTCTAACGACACTGTAATGGAAGCAGTTCATAAAGTTCCATTAACCAATGCAGATTTTGATCTTGTTAAAGAGTTAATGGAACGTCCAATTCCTGCAGCTATAGCACCAATCTATTTGCTAGAGATTTTTGAAGACGATGAATTTAGCGATATGATGTTGGAGCTTGAAGAATCCGATCCAGGTCGTGATGTTCGCCCCCTTGTAGTAGACTGGTTCAATCGAGTTATGCCGGATCAAATGCATCACTTTGGACAACCAACCGCAACCTATAAACAGAAAATGGGAATGTATTCTCCTGTCCACGGTTATGATCCGGATATCCACAAGGGTGGAAATATGACCGATACTGAATCTTCAGGAAATGCATACGGATATTTCTAATGCCATATAGTACCAAGGTCCTAGACCACTATGAAAACCCACGCAACGTGGGAAAACTTGACGCCAATGATCTTTCGGTGGGAACCGGTATGGTTGGCGCACCTGCGTGTGGTGATGTTATGAAACTACAGATTAAAGTAGTAGATAATATCATCGAAGATGCAAAATTCAAGACTTATGGATGCGGCTCTGCAATAGCATCAAGTTCATTAGTTACCGAATGGCTCAAGGGGAAGAATCTTGAAGAAGCTTCAACCATCTCTAATACTCAAATTGCTACAGAATTGGCTCTTCCGCCAGTTAAAATTCATTGCTCAATTCTTGCAGAAGATGCGGTGAAAGCAGCTATTGCGGATTATAAGGGCAAAGAAGAAGCCCGTTGCGCCTGTAAGTAAGAACACCTTGACTTTTTGAAACTTAAATGCTACACTTGTAGACAGGCTAAGTATATTACAGAATAATAGTTAAGGAGAAATATGGCGAAGCTATCACCAGAAAGCATCTCTCGGTTAAAACAACTGATTGCAGATGGAAAACAAGTATTACAAGAATGTGAAGACCTAAAAGCTGGCCTTAATGATACGGTTAAATCGGTTGCATCCGAATTAGATGTTAAACCTGCTGTACTCAATAAGTTAATCAAGGTGTGCCAGAAAGGCACAATGAACGATCAGCGTGAGGCATTCGATGAACTCGAAGAGCTTTACAAAGCTGGAGGATTGGGTTAATGTATATTGATGCCCTTTTTAAGCGCGGCGGAACCGAAGAAGTAATTAAGATTGTCGAACGTGTAAATGGAAAACGTGTTTACAAGGAATACCAACCCGACTATCACTTCTTTATTAACGATCCACGTGGAACACACAAGTCTATTTACGACGATGCAGTTAAAAAGGTAGTTCCTAAGTCTTGGTCTGAAAAACAAAAACTAGTGAAGCAAATGTCTGGCAACGTGAAGCGTTGGGAATCAGATGTTGATCCTATTTTCCGCGCACTCGAACAACATTATCAACACGTAGATGCACCGACTCCGAACATTGCATTCTTCGATATTGAAACCAGCTTTGACAAAGAAGCTGGTTGGTCCGAAGCAAGTGAGGCATTGAATTACATTACTTCAATCTCTGTGCATTTGCAATGGCTAGATGAAATTATCTGTTTAGCATTACCGCCAGAGACACTGACGTGGGACGAAGCGCAGGCAATTGCAGATGAAGTAGGTAATGTAGTTCTATTCAAAACTGAAGCAGATATGTTGAATGCATTTATCGATGTTATCGAAGATGCAGACATTCTTAGTGGTTGGAATAGCGAAGCATACGATATTCCCTATATAGTAAATCGTATTAAGCGAGTGCTGGGTAAACAAGAAGCTCGCCGACTCTGTCTATGGGAACAACCACCAAAGGAACGTACATTTGAACGTGGCGGCAAAGAAGAACAAACTTATGATTTGATTGGGCGAGTACACATCGACTATATGCAAATCTACAAGAAATATAACTATGAAGAACGACATAGCTATGCGTTGAATGCTATTGCAGATGCTGAATTAGGCGAGAGTAAAGTAGCTTACGAAGGTACGTTAGACGATTTGTACAATGATGATTTTAAGTTATTCTTAGAATACAATATTCAAGATACTCGTCTGTTAGATAGACTTGATAAGAAGTTACAATTTATTGACTTAGCTAATTCTATTGCACACGCAAACTGTATTCTACTTCCGACAGTGATGGGTGCGGTTGCAACAACCGATCAAGCAGTTCTTATGGAAGCACATAGTCATAATAAAGTATGTCCCGATAAGAAGCACGGACGCGACGAAAAAGAATCACGGGCTGCAGGTGGATGGGTTGCAACACCACGTAAAGGACTTCATAAATGGGTTGCATCTACCGATATGAAATCTTTGTATCCATCAGTGATTAGAACATTGAATATGAGTCCAGAGACTATCGTAGGACAGATTAGGCTTGATAGGACAAATGCTGCAATCGAAGAATATATGCTCAAAGGCGGCAAACATACTTTTGCACAGTGGTGGAATGATAGATTCAACGTATTAGAAATGGAAGACTTTTATAACGAAGATATTGCTAACAAGCTTATACTCGATATGGAAGACGGAAGCACATTTGAAGTTACAGGCAAGGAATTGTATGACTTAATTTTCTCAGGTCAACAGCCTTGGTGTATTAGCGCAAATGGTACAATCTTTAGAACAGATAAAGAAGGTATTATTCCTGCATTGTTGACACGTTGGTACAGCGAACGTAAGACCCTACAAGGTATTATGACAAACTATACCGATATTGAAGATAACGTTAAGATTGAAGGTATAAAGATACCCGAATCTTTATTTACAAACGACGATATCTCCGACGTAGAGGTCAAGGCTAATCCCTACTCCGAGGCAGAAGCATACAAACCAAAGAAATTAGCCGAAATCGTTGCAGAAGGACACAGGAAGCGTGTAGTTCAATATATGAACCAACATAATTTGATGGTTAAAGACGGGAAAGCAATTCACCGTGATCAGAAAGCGTTAAAGCGTATTATCGGATTTTGGGATAAGCGTCAGCTTGTTAAGAAGATTAACCTAAACTCTGCTTACGGCGCATTGTTGAATGCCGGTAGTAGGTTCTTCGACCAACGCCTTGGACAATCGACTACTTTGACTGGTAGAACAATCACAAAGCATATGGCAAGTAAGACAAATGAAATGATAACAGGACAATACAATCACTATGGCGAAGCAATTGTTTACGGTGATACTGACTCCTGCTATTTTTCAGCTTATCCTAGTCTGCGCAGAGAAATTGAGGCAGGTGAGATTGACTGGTCTAAGGAAGCTATTATCAGCTTATATAATGACTTGGCAAAAGCAGTATCGGCAACGTTCCCAGAATTCTTACTTACCAAACTAAATGTCCCAATTAAGCGTTCAACCGGCGTAATTGCAAGTTCGCGTGAAACCGTGTCAGAAACTGGTCTGTGGATCGTTAAGAAGCGTTATGCTTGTTTAATGTTCGATAAGGACGGAATTAGACTTGACGTTGGTGATAAGCCAGGTAAGGTTAAGGCTATGGGATTGGACTTGAAGCGTGCAGATACTCCAAAGTTTGTGCAAAAGTTCTTATCTGAAATTCTTATGGACACTTTGACCGGCAAGGGTGAGAACTATGTGATTGAGAAAATTCGACTATTCAAGGAACAATTTGAAGATATGAAACCTTGGAAGCAAGGTACTCCGCGTGCAGTTAACAAGCTATCTCATTACAGGGAAAAGCTTGAGGATGCAATGCACAAGAAGCTCAAGGGTATTGAGGTAGGCAATCTACACGTACCTGGACACGTTTCTGCAAGCCTAGCGTGGAATAAACTTAAGGAAATCAATATGGATCAGCACGCTATGAAAATTATTGACGGACAAAAGATTATTGTATGTAAGCTTCGTAATACTTCAGAGAATACCTTAACTAGTATTGCGTATCCAGTTGATGAATCACATTTACCAGATTGGTTCTTAAACTTACCATTCGACACAGATGGTATGCAAGCTGGTGTAGTAGACCAAAAGGTACTCAACCTCTTAGGTGTTCTAAAATGGGACTTCAGCCGTACAAAGAAGGAACACGCTCACCTCGAAACCTTGTTTGATTTTTCTCAAATGTGATTGACATTCTTGTAACAGACGTGTATACTTGTAGCAAGATGGAGAGTATATGTCCGAGAAAACCTCTGAAGATTTAGTATTCGAAAAATTACGGACGCCGAGTCTGCAGGAAATGTTTGCAGAACAAATATACGAGCGTAGAAAAACTCAAAAAGGCAGTTTTTCACTCTATTATGTACATAAGTTTAAAACCGGTGATTACCGAGTGGTAACGGTTCCGGTAGAAGATATGCATACACTATCTTCAGACAAACACCTTGAGTATCACTCAATGTCTGGCTCTATGCCAGTCTTCAATTATAAAAAGGATTAAAATGTTACTAGATGCATTAAAAGATATTGTAAAGCACACCAGCTCTTTGGGCTTTATTGATATGGTTAAGATTGTTGGCACAGATAAAGATGCCAAGATTGAAGCAATTGACGGAGATAAGACCGTTATTATCTACGGTGATATGTATCAGCCAATCGAGGGTATTGATACAACTGTTGGTTTATCGCGTATTGCAATCCTAAAGGGATATATTGATTTCCCGTTATTTTCAGGTGATAAATCAAGTGTTGCAATCGTTACAGAAGCACGCGGCGCAGCAACTATCCCAACTGAAATTAAATTTGATAGCGGCCACGGTCACACTGCGAATTATCGCTTTATGGGCGAATCTATGATTAACGAGCAAATTAAGGTCCCGCCATTCAAGGGCGCAACGTGGAACGTAACAATCTCTCCAGAGAAAAAGAAGATTGCGGAACTTTCTTATTTCCAGGGAGTGTTAGGTGGATTTGAAAAGCGTTTCGTAGTGAGCGTAGACAAGGGCACACTGAACTTCAGCGTTGGTAGCGGTCCTACAGATAGAACCATTGTTCCGTTCGCATCAGGCGTTACCGGAACACTAAAGCATCAGTGGTCGTGGCCCCTAGCACAAGTGTTAAGCATTTTGAAGTTAAGTGAAACTGCATCAACTACAACAATGAACATTTCCGATATGGGTGTGTTGAAGATTGAAATTGATAGCGGTATTGGAAAGTACAGCTATCTAATTCCTGCAGGAAAAGCATAAATGGATGCAATCTTCAGAAAACTGAAGGGCGTAACATTCTATACCACATATAGTAAATTAGAAGCAATCCATCGTTCTAAGAACCGGTTCAGTCTAAGCAGAGAGTATATCTTAGATGTTCCGGAAATGATTAAAATTATTGAGGATGATGGATGGGTCTATGAAGATTTTATTGAAGAATACAAGAAATCCTGGTACTGGGATCAGATACTACTTGGGGGATAAACAATGGCTAAAGTAGGAGAACGTAAGTTTCATTATGCAATTGGTAAACCGTGGAAAAGTGATGAACCGGACGGAAGTATTGGGTTCTACACTTATGGATCT